AAGTAAATATGTCAAAACCAACTAACGCAGAAATAGATGCATTGAATTACAAGAAACCTATTACATCATACAAGGATGTACCACAAAAGGATTTCGAGTACATGGATGGAAGCGAGGTAATGAAAACACCTAACGCTGAGTTCATGGATGATGCTCCTCGTGCGCCCGGCAGCGACTTTTATACTAAAGTTGTAAAGGACTAGAACAAACTTTATATAGGGATAGTACATAGGGTATTATGGGCTCCCGTAATGGGACAAAGCTCCACAGGATTATTTACGCAATATGCCCTCTGGGAGTCCCCCAAGTCAAGGAGAAAATATGACAAACAACACAACAAGTGAAAACAACGAGACGTCCGGTAATGTAACCGAACTTCTCGAGAGTGTGGAAGAATCAGGGCTTTTGGATAGCCTAATGGATGACCCAGTGCTTATGCTATTAGCAGCTCTTGTATTAGGTTTAGGTGCATATGCAGCTTATACCATACCAGCAGTCAAAGCGTTAGTCTTTAAATACTTAAAGAATAATGAAGCAGAAGTAACGGCTCTATTAGAGAAAAATCTAACAAAGCTCCAGATGAAAGCATACGATAAGCTGGATGAAGCAGCTCAGAAGCACGTAAAGGACTCTTTGGTTCGAAATGTATTGCTAACCGCATGGGATGAGAATGACGACAAATTAACCGCATTGGTTAAGAGTGAAGTCAAATCAGCCCTTGACGAAGGCAAAGCACTTTGAACGTAGAGGAATACGAGCAGCGGTTAAGTCAGAGGGTCGGAGAAGCAGAATATGCGCGTCATAAAGAGCTTGTCCGTCTTCTGGCTCGCAATCTTGCTCTTGAAGACATTCTATGGGAAGAAGTTACTTTACATATTCGGGATATTAACTTACGAACAGAGCTCTTGCGCCAAAGAAATGCAATCGTTAAAGACATACATACAGAGTTCCGAGCTCTGAATATACAGATACCCACAGCTATAGAAGGCAAGACTGAAGTTTTTGCTAATTTTTTGGAGGACCTAGCAGATGAGTCTACCAGTAACGAGATACGAGACGAAGAACTTAAAGAAGACGCTTAGTGGTGCAGGTGCACTTGATACGCGTAACCTAGAAGCGGTATTCGAATCTTGTCGTTCAAGCGATAAGAAGATGCGACAATTAGTAGAGGCTTTCTGTCAAGCTTATCTTTATGATGGTAAACAACGACCTTTGAAATTGAGACCTCTTCAAATGGATATAATTATCGCTTCACTCACTCATGCCGCAAATGGCAAGCAACGCAAGTTGGCTATATTAGCTCCACGCGGCAGTGGTAAATCATACGCTTTAGCAGTAGCTGTAACTATCTATATGTTCTTTAAAAGGTTCAGAGATTTAATATTTGTACTGGCTCCATCAGAGGACCAAGCTGCATTAATCTTTGGTTACGTATATAGAAACTTTAAGGACAATCCCTTTTTAGACAGCTTGGTAGATAATTATAAATTTCACAATAAGCCCCATATACGCTTGAAAGGGGGTACAATGATGCGAAGAGCTCCATTGGCGCCTAGTAATCAAGGACAGTCTATCAGGGGTCAACACCCTACTTTATGTATAGTCGATGAGTCTCCGCTCATTGACGACAGTTTATTTGTGGATAATGTAGAACCAGCGATAGTTTCAAATAAGGCCCCCTTCATAAACTTAGGTACTCCAAAATCAAAAGATAACCACATGTGGCGTTATCTGTATGATGATGCGTATGCGGATTCGTTTACACGAATGGTCTTCACTTGGAGAGACGCTATTGACCAAGGAGAGGCATATTCCCCTCCTTACGATGAAGAAGAAATGTTAAATAAGATGATGGAATGGGGAGAAGATTCCATCTACTGGAGAACTGAATATGAATGTGAGTTTGTGGAAAGTGTGTCAAATGTATTTACCCCAGAAAAACTAAAGGGATGTTTTGATGACTACGAAATATATACCCCCGATACCCTTGAGCAGGGCAGAGATTATGGTCCTCAGATTACTCTGGGCGTTGACATTGGTAAATCTATTAACTCTACTGTTATTACCGGATGGAGACGGGAGAAACCTTTGGGAGATGATGCTGGAGAAGATATCGCACGACTTGTCTATATTGAAGAAATCAACGCTAGAACTGGTGGACACGATATTCCATATCAGCGTAGACGTATCATGGACGTTGCCGTTATGCTGGGTGCTGAGCGTGTTATTATTGATGCCACTGGTATTGGTGGTGCTATTGAACAAGACATACGGATGGCGTGCATAGAGGCTAGTATTCATTTTTTCCCTTTTGTTTTTACGGGAGGTCCTAGAGGTACTAAGACTCAGGTGTTCAGGGACTATGTTTCCTTTATTCAACAAAGAAGAGTAAAGGTAGCTAACCCCAAATTGCTACCCACTCATCAGGCCAAACTTGTCAATAAATGGTTAAGAGAGCATATAGATTTACAATATACCATGGATATAGCAAATAAGACAGAGAAAATAGCAGCTCCCGAAACTAAACATGATGATTACTGTGATAGTTCAGTTATAGGACTTCACGCTACATTAGGTATGCTTCCAGCTGGTAGTGCATTTAAATCAGTACAATTGGATAAAAATTCAACAGTACGTCAAAATTCTAATAATAGAGGGGGTTATACTAATAGACCTCTTTTCACCACGAGGCCGAGAAAGCCTTTAGACAATAAATACAAAATGAGTGGATTATAGAGAAAGCTTTAAATACTGAGTTTAAATATACATTTAATAGCCATGTCCCTAATAGATAATATCAGGCGCAGATTCGCTACTGTAGGTAGTGACCCAGAATTCAAAGAAAATGACCCCGTAGACTTCGGTGAAGGGATTATTAAGCGCATAAGGCTCTCTAATCAATTTAGAGGAGGTAAGCAGTACGAACAACATATAGGTAACAATAGAACTTATATGAATGTATATCTTTCTGACCCTATTATTAGAACTTTAATTGATTTACCTTGTCTTTACGCAGTTAAAGATAATTTTGATATAGTTACAGATAATGATGCATTACGTGATAATATCGAAGAAATGTTTAGGGATATAAATATTGAGCATATACTTTATGGTTGGTTAAGGAATGCACGTATTTTCGGAACAGGTTATTTAGAATATACTGGTGATAATTTAGTTTTAAGGTCTAGTCAGAACATGTACGTTCAACGTAACGAGCACGGCCAAATTAAATATTATTACCAAGATATAGGAGAAGATTCAGAAAATGTACGATTTGAAGAAGAAGAAATTATTGAACTTAAAAATAACACCTTCGATGATTACGCTTATGGCCTTTCTGACATCCATCCCATTCTTTATTTGGTTGACCTCAAAGATTATGCTGAACGAGACATCGGAGCCGCTCTCAACAAGTATGCTTCTTCTCGCTTTGATATATCTTGTGGACTTCCCGATATGCCTTATGGTCCTGACAAAATTAACGAAGTGGTGGATGCGTTCAACTCCCTACAACCGGGAGAAGACATAATTCACGGCAACGATATAGAAATCAAGGAACTACAAGGAACACAGAGAGCTTTTGAATATGGTAAGTATACAGATGATATACTTGATAAAATGCATATGGCTCTAAAAGTCCCTAAGACTATGTGGACAGACCCTGATAGGGCGCGTCCTATTTTTGAACCTTACGTTAGATATTTACAGACTATGGTAGAAGGAGCTCTTAATGCTCAATTAATGCCTCAGATAGAATCCGGTGAAGCTAGATTCAAGTTCAGGCAGATTAATATAGAGGATTCCTTTACTAAAGCTAAGACTGATATGATATATCTTTCAGAAGGAGTTCTATCACCCGGAGAAGTAAGGGAAGAGCGAGGTCTCGACCCAGAAGGCGTAGTAGAGCTTGATATGTTAAAGGATGTAGTGGTGAAACAAGCAGGTCCGGCTGCAAAGAACGCTAATGTTTCTGGAGGCATGAATGAGGATAAGAAAGAAGAATCTGCAAGAGCACATAATAGACCTGCAGCAAATGCAATAGGGGATAGAAGATGAGCTATGAAAAATGCGTAATAGAAGTGGGTAAGACCCTCGAGGAGCGTGGTCTTGAAGGTCACGACACTATAGCAGCTGGCATGTGTAGTATGTGGGCTGACGAGAATGGAGTTGAAAGAACATTCGGTAGAAGTATATCAAATGAAGAAGTAAGAAGGTCATTTGGTATGGATATAGAAGGACAGGAAAGTCTTTCTTTTATGGAGAACGAAGGAATAGAGACGGTGGAATTCCCAGTAATAGCTATCACTTCAGGTCCCCATGAATACAAAGTAGACGACATACAACAAAAGGTTTATATAGAACCTAGTATATTAAAAGAGAATATAGAGAAGTTCACAGAGCTTCCTATTTACTTTAACCATCAGAGGACACCCGAGGATTTAATCGGCATGGCTACTGAACCAGAGGTGCAGGAGATGGACAATGGAAAGTTTGGAATTAAGATGAAAGCTAAGGTTTCTAACGAAACTGAACGCGGTAAAGAAGTGTTAAATAAAGTGAAAGACGGGTCTGTCACCCACGTCAGCATTGATTGGTTATCAAACGATGTCGATGTAATGGGTGATACGTATGCTTTCAACATACGTCCCACAGAGGTAAGTTTCATAGACAATGCGACTGCCGACCCTGTCTGCAAGGAATGTACTATCGGAACGAAATGTGACATACACGAACCTGAACCCGAAGACGACCATGACGATTGTGGTTGCGGAGGTAAAGAACGTTCATGTGAATGTAAAAAGCAAGATGGGATGACAACAGAGGTTGAAAATATGACTGAAGAAGTTAAAGATAAGTCCGCAACAGAGAATATTGTCGAGCGTGAGTTTGCTAGTCTACGCACTAAGCT